TTGGACTTTGCTGTTAAATAGTATGGTGTAGTTGGTGTAGCAATAATCATTGGCAGATTCATCGCTGCGGGCAAAACAAAGTCACCATTAGTGCCGTCAGTAGGGAATACTGGTGCGCCTGGGTCTGTTGTACCCCACTTCACCGCAATAGGACTTGCGCCCGTATTGATAAATGAAGTGTAGTTAATCTGGTCATTTGTAGAATCATCAATCAAAACTGCCGAGTGAGCGGTAGAAGTGACTGATAACGCTACTGTTGCGCCAGCATTTCTTTGTACAGATGAACTAGCCATTACAGTTGCGCCACATGAAGAATTCCAAAATTAAGCGTTAAAGCCTCAGAAAGAGAGCCTGCGCTTGCGTTTGAAATTACAACAGTAAAAGTGCCAGCCGCCACAGTTGCAATGCTCAATAGATAAGTGCCAGCAGTAGTTGCGCCTGATGCAAGAGCAATAACTGGAATATCTAATGCACTAACTGCGCTGTTTGTGACTATAAAAGCCACTTCTGCACCAGCCGCTAAAGCCGCATTGTTAGTAACAATTTGACCAGCCGCGGCATTAAGCGTAACGCCTGTTGATTTACTGGTTGCCTGAGTAACAGAAACGCCAGAAGTTGTTGGGCTGCCAGTTGTGTAACCTAATTGCCCTGTGATATTGTTCACTAGGGAATAATTGGCATCAATAATATCTTGGTCAAGATATGCCGCGCCAATTGCTTGTGAGTTTGACATGATGTGTTCCTTTTAACAGTTCCAATTTTTAAGGGATGCCTTTGCCCTTTCCGCTGGGCCTTTGGCGTTTTTAACTACTCCCTCCATTCTTGCACAAAAACTGGCTTTTCGACCAGCATCTGCTTTAGTCTTGGGGTTGGGGGCAGGCGGTTTGAGATTTGAATTATTCTTTGCGTTGTATTCAGCACGACCTTTAGCGGTCATTCCAGCACCTTTGTCTGTTGGGTTGTAGGTTTTACCTTTACCCGTAATGGTGTGCGAAATGGGCTTGTCGTGCTTTTTCATTTTTTGGCAGTCTTGGCAGATTGTTTAAATGCTGCCGCAGTGGGTGCGCCCTTTGTGCCGGGCGTTCTCATACGTTCAGGCGTTTTACCAGCAGCTTTTTCCGCTTTAATACGTTCTTGCTTGGCATGAATATTTGCATAAAGTCCAGCTTTTGCCATTACGCCTCCACTACCGCACAAATGTCGGCTTCTTGAATGATTTGATAATCCTGCCCATCAATGTGCTGAACAGGCCAATTTAAATAATCTCCGTTGCCATACTTAATGAAGTCACCAACCTGAGTCTGATCAACCTTTGGGCCAACCGCAACAACTGTTCCCTCGTTAAATGATTCCTTGTTGTTGACATAAATAATGTCTGACAACTTGCGAACATTTGGGCGAACAACTACACGGTCATGCAATGGCTTGATCATTTTTTGGCTTTCTTCCGCGCTTTTTAGGCTCAGAAATAGTGTCAGTCATAATGTCATACACAGGTAAATTAACCATTACTTGTTCAATTAATGCGTGTTCACCACACCAATCGTTCATGTGCCTGTTAATAGTCTGTGGATAACGGCGGCAACTGCCCATGATCTGGGCATTCAAAAAGAATTTACAGTCAGCGCAACTAGCCATTACTGGCTAGATTTGCGATCGTGTGAATAGCAAACGCCGTTAGAACGTCCACCATCAAATTTTTTGTCTGCGCCAGTCATGTTAGTTTTGGCGGCAGGAATGTTCATTTTTGAACTCATTTTTTCACCTGTTGAATCAGATGCGGTTGAATCGCCTTTGATTGAGGCAGTTACACCGTAGTTCTTGGGTTCTCTTTTCATCAAATTTGCCATGATTTTTCCTTAGTCAAGATAACGCAGTTTAAACAAAGTTGAATTGATCAAGTCGGCGATTTCATCCACCAAATTTTGCAATTCTGTGTCTTGTGGCAGTTCCTTGCGGGATTCTTCCACAAATTCTTTCATGTTTTCCAAATATTTTACAGGGTCTTTTTCTGTATGAAACTCATCAGGAAACTTTTTAAGCTGATCATATTTGCCCATGTACGCTTCTGCAAATCTGTCAACCAGTTCAATAATTTTTGCATAATATTTCCCTAACGCTTTATGTTTTGCAAAGCTGGTGCTTGACCAGTGCATGAAATGCGTCACCGTGCTGCTATGCAACAAGTGCGCTACAAATTCGGCTACTTCTTCGTTCATATTGCCACTATATCAAAAAAAAGGGGGAAACAATACCCCCTGTTAAGACAACTGCACATCCATTGTAAACGTGGGAATTGGTAAGTCAACAGGCCATGCCCCTTGATCACACAATTTGGCAACCGTTGCAACATGGGCAAGATGCCACTTTTCCTGTCGTTCTTCTTTGGTTAAGTCTTTGCCTTGGTCAATCTCAAAATGGCATTTCAAGCACAACGCCGCCACTAGGTTGTCATCAGCCTTGATCCCGCGACCCTTGCCACCACCCCAGTTCGTGTGTGCTGCTTGCACCATATTGCCTGACCCGCAGGCTTGGCAGTCAAGCCCCGCCACCAGTTTTAATAATTTTTTGCTTCGGATGTATTGGTGTTTTTGGTACAACTATTGTCTCCAGTGTGGTAAATCTGTGTTTATTCGCGCATTCCAGCCTGCGGCGGCGGCTGTTGCCTGTGCTTGTTCGTGTTTCTTTTACTATTGTCCATGTTCCACATACTGGACATTTCATTGGTGCGCCTTGTCTTGCATCCTGTTTGTTGCTTCCCTTGTTCGCCAAATTTCAATGTCCAACCTTGCCGCTTCAATTTCCCAACGCAAAGTTTCTTCTTTTTCAATTGCTGCTGCTAAACCTTTTAGTAATTGCAAATATGTAGGGTCGGCATACGCTTCCCGCTCTTGAGCATTTGCCGCCTCGTAACCCATTTCAAGCGCATTTTTCATAAGCAAAGCTTTTTTGGATTTTCTAAATTCATCAAGGTAAACCCTTTGCGCTTTAAATTCTCCATACGCCGCAGCTTTGTCTCTAATCGTTTGTGCCGCATCTTCTGGTCTCATTTTGCCTCCATGATTGCTACATTTACTCCAGCCACAGCCGAATAAATCTTTTTTAAGTTCAGTTCAACCACTTGCGTATCGTCAAGATAAACCGTGCCATTCATTGCATCCAAAAATGATTTTGCAATATTGTCAATGTCAGGCTTTTTTGTTGGTCGTTCAGCCCCGCTTAAACACGCCTCTAAGCGTTTTTTGGAATACGACTTAGGAATTGATACCCTAATGTATAAATAAACGCTTACAGGCTGTTCTAGCGGCTTTTGAATCCCCATTGCTTTACTGGCACACAATTGAATTGCTGTTTCGTAGTCTAAAGTTGCTTTATCGGTGTAAACCTTAGTAAATTTTCCATGTCGGGAAAATCTTGGTCTGCCTTTACCTTTGGGTTCAAGTGGCACATCAAAGACTATTGTCATCATGTCGTTGCCTCTGCATCTCTGCAATCAAGGTATTTAGACCATCCTGCCCACGCTTCTTTTCTATTGCTTCTTTCACTCCCAACCACCATGCTTGTGCTTGCTGTTTCCCTGTTTCTTTGACTTTCAAGCGGTATCGGCGAATCCACTCTTTTGCTTCCGTTTTGCGCAAGGTCTCCTGAATCTTTAAGAGCTCTGTTGATGTCAGCAAGGCTAAATTCTTGGCCTTCCCGTCTTTTGTCAAGTAAAGTTTTGTAGTCATACATCAAAACACCTCATCATCTTGCCAGTGCTTTACAGGCTTATTAGATAAAAAAGCAGCAATATCTTTTGCTGTTGCCGGTTTATGTTCAGACCATTTATGTTTTGAACACATAGGTCTTTCACCTTCCATCAGCACTGACCAGCGATTTTGGCATCCAGCAACTGAACAAATTAAATGATCAAAGTTATCTTGCGGTTCATCTTTTCTAAATTTAGTGATTGCCATGGTATTTCCCTTCTACGATTTTTGCAAAATTACTGGGTTTTAAAATCCATTCGAGGTCAGCAGTAAATGCACGACCATCCTTGCTGTTTACTTTTCCAATTAAAAACTTGGATTTGCTGATATGTTGAAAAAATTCACCCCACCAATTAAGCACATGGTTTGTATCTATTGGCTTTTCCTGCGCAAGTTCTTCAGCAACCTCTCGCCATCTTTGCCGCAAATATCCCTGTCTTGTTGCGTTCCAAACCTCGACTTTTCTAAGTGTTGGCAAAAACTGGTGGTATAACTCAATCACCCCTTTGTGTTCACAATCAGGTAATTTTTTTATTTTGCCAAGTTCACCGTCAGGTGGACATATATCTTTATTTAATTGTTTATTGGTTATTGGTTCTTGGTTCTTGTTTAGTTGAACGTCTGTTGAACGCTTGTTATGCCTGCGTTCAGCAGATGCTTTACCAGCCCTTGATGCTTGTTCAATTTTCCCTTGGTAATGCTGAATTTCTCTGTCAGCCCTAGCGTTGGTCCACCCATTTTCAGTCAAATTAAAAAATTCTTCTAAAACAGTCTGAACCTGAACCTCATATTCACGCATTCCTATCTGCCGCGCAACAACCGATATACCATTGTTCAACGGTCGTTCATGTAAATAGTAAAGGTCAAGAAGTCGGCGGTAAGCCAAGTCTTCCATTAAATCTAAATGATTTGTATGTGACTTGTAGTCACCTATATTTAATTGGTAGTAATGCATAAAACCTCACATCATTGGTCATCATCACAAAAAGAAACATCGGCAGAACGGTGATGAATCGTCTTTTCCCCCGCTAAAGGTAGCCGTGTCTCAACTATAACCCAAAAGTCGTAACTTTGTTTGTGAACCATTCAGGTCGCAAAACACGAAGTTGCCAAAGTCTGCCTTCAGGTATTTGTGGCCATTGATTTACAGCCGCTCTAGTAATACCCAAAATGCGTGCAAGCTCACTCTGTGAGCCCGCCAATCGAATAAGCTGTTCTTTTGTCATACCGGCATTGTATGTTAAGCAAGGTAAACATGAAAGTCCTTCAAAAATAAAAGGACTTAAATAATTACATTGAAAATTTGTAAAGAACCATTTACAATACAACCATTCCCCAGCAATTTCGCATAGGGTACTTTAAGGAAAAATTATGAAACCTCAAGAAATTCACATCAACATGAAAGTGGTTGCTACTGACTTAGTAGATGCTACTGTTTACACAGTGCAAGCAATCGACAAATTTAAGGTTGCGCTTAAATACACCACACCTTCAGGTCGGGTTGTTGATGCAGGCGTTTTAGATGCCTGTTTTTTACAAAAACCCACCAATCAACAACTGGCAAACGCTTAATCAAATTACGGGGCTACGGCCCCATCTTTAAGGAAAAAATCATGGCTCATTTAATTGAAAACAACGCAATGACAGGCAAAGCAGAAATTGCTTTTGCCAACAAAACTCCTTGGCATGGCCTTGGTCAACAGTTAACAGTAAATGCACCTATTGATGTGTGGCGCACAGAAGCTGGGCTAGATTGGGAGGCACAAGTCTCTCCTGTTATGTTTTGGCCTGAGGGTCATGGCGCACCCATGATAGTAAAAAACAAAACTGTGATTTACCGCAACGACACCGATATGCCTTTGGGCGTGGTATCTGATCGGTACAAAATTCATCAGCCCGCCGATGTTCTTGACTTTTTCAATACCTTGGTTAAATCAGCTGGATTCACATTAGAAGTTGCTGGTGCAATTAAGGGCGGCAAACGAATTTGGGCTTTGGCAAATGTCAACAAAGAAGCTGTGGTTTTACACGATGATGCTGTTAAGGGTTACCTTTTACTCAGCACATCTTTTGATGGCTCTGCCGCAACAATTGGTCAATTCACTAGCATCAGGGTTGTGTGTAACAACACACTTTCTGCGGCTGATAACGAAAAAACTCCAAGTCGTGTCATGTTGACCCATGGCACAGACTTTGATTCAAGCCTGATGCGTGAAAGGCTGGGCATCATCGTTGGTGGTTTTGATGGAATGATGGACAAATACAGATCATTTGCCCGACAAAATGTTTCATCGGCATACGCAAAAGACTTTTTTAGCCAATTATTTCCACCATCTTTTGATCCTGAAACCCAAGCACTTAAAGAATCACGAGGCTTTAAAAGAGTACTTGATTTATTTGATGGCGCTGGAATTGGTGCAAACAACCAAGGTGTTTATGGCACACGTTGGGGTTTACTGAATGCAGTCACACAATACATCGACCATGAACGTGGACACAATGTTGACAGTCGCATGAACAACGCATGGTTCGGCAATGGCAATCGACTTAAAACCGAAGCCGAATCACTTTTGTTAGCATAAAACTTGGGGCTTTTGCCCCTTGTTTTTTACAAACATAGGGAAAGTCCTTATAAAAACTAAAAAATATTCTTTACAAGCTGTTAAGAACCCTTTACAATTCAACCATGCCCTAGCAATTTCGCAAGGGGTCTTTAAGGAGTAAATATGAACAACCATACACCAGCACCAATAGAAGTTTTGCAAAAACTTAGTTTTGCAGGGGCGCATATAGCTAAAGCCGCCGATTGTGAAAAACGTTTTGAAATTGAAGAAAGTTGGAAACGCTACCCTGATAAATATTGGATAAATTCAGCAATTCAACATTATGGAATTGCAAATGTTTACCGTTGTGAAGCAATTGAATTAATGAAAAGCCTTTAAGGAACAAGCATGTTTGAAATAGAAAAATACACCAAACCCACCGACTGGACAGCAATCGCTGTTTACATTGTTGCCATCATTGCTATTGTGGTGGTTGCCCTTGACATTTTTGTTTGGAGACCATGATGGACGAAACAGGCACTTTTGAAGAATACCTAAACCGCTTTGGCGAGGTTAATGTTGAATGGACTTGGTGCGAGGGCGATGATTGGGAATTAAGCGGTTTCTTTGACCTTGTTGTTATGCAAGGCAACATTGAAATTACCAACGACTTAACAAAAGCTGAATACAACTATCTTTTGCAATGCACCAAAGAACACACAGATTACCAAGTTGACACTCAACGCAGTACGCGGGTTTACAGCTTGATTTTAAACAACCATTTTTAGGATAAAAATGAAAATTGCACTTTTGCTTTTACTTCTAGTTGGATGCGCAAACCAGCAACCACCACCAATTGCATATACATCACGACCTGAACCAATTCCAAACACTATGCAAGAGCTGGTAATGGATAAACAAATTCAGCCTATGGGTAGAAATGAAGTTATTGATGCGGTTAAGCAATGCGAAACATCAGGACTGCGCGCTATACCCATTTACGCAAAACGCAAGATAAACGGCTACACGGTAGAAACTGTTGTGGAAGTTACTTGTGGCCCTCGTTACACATACTAAGGAAAATAAATGATGCGACTAGAACTTGACATTAATGATTTAAAACATTTTATTGCTGAATACATTAAAAAAGCTTACAACTTAGAAACGTTAGAAAGCAATTTTACTTACGACCTTATTGACTTTGACGAAAGTTTATTTGGGCTTAACTGCGAAGTTATGGATAAAGATGAATACATCCGCATTAAAGCAGAAATTGATGCAGAAAAAAAACTGGAACAACTTGATAAGGAAAAAGCATGAAAAATATTGCAACCGCATTGGTTAAAGCACAAAAAGCATTTGGACCCGCTTTAAAGACCGCTACCAACCCGCATTTTCGTAGTCGATATGCAGACCTTTCTGCTTGCGTTGAGGCTGTTATAGACGCTTTAAACGACAACGGTATAGCATTAGTACAGCAAAATCAGCCCCACCCAGATGGTGTAGTTGTAGAAACTGTATTCATCCATGAGTCAGGCGAAACATTAAATTGTGGGCAATTATTTGTGCCAGCCAGCAAACACGACCCACAAGGTTATGGTTCGGCTCTTACTTATGCTCGTAGGTATTCCCTTATGTCGGCTTGCGGTATTGCCCCTGAAGATGACGATGGCAACAGTGCCAGCCGTCGCACCGAGATTAAGTCCACTGTTAACGAAAATGAAATTACTGACTTGATTGCGGCAATGGATGAAGTCACCACACTTAAAGAGTTGCAAGAAGCTTACAAAGCCGCTTACAAAGCAACCAATGGTGAACAATCATGGCAAACAAAAGTTATTGCCAAAAAAGATGCAAAAAAATCACAATTGGAAGCTAAATGAACAACCCGCCAGCATTTCCTTACTTATTCCCTGACAGCCAGCGTGACAGTTACAACGTAGCTTATGGCATGACCTTGCGGGACTACTTTGCAGCGAAAGCTATGCAAGCCCTTATTTCAGGAGAAAGACCATTGTCTCCGGTGTTAGCGTTGTATGCTGAAATGGCGTACGACATAGCTGATGCAATGTTGAAAGCGAGGGAAGCATGAAATACGAAATATCCTTAGAAACTTTGCTTATGGCAAAACAAGCTATAGAGGAATTATTGCAGTTTCAAATGGCTATTGCTGCAAAAGATGAAACAGTTTTTAGATTGACTACCGATATGCGCAAACGAGCTTACAAAGCCGCCAGCCAAATTGATTTGGCAACATTTATTCTTTTGAAACAAAAACTGGAGATTATAGATGGAACAGGGAACAGTTGAATGGTTTGCTGCCCGATGCGGCAAAGTTACCGCTAGTAGAGTGGCAGACATTATTGCCAAAACCAAAACTGGTTTTAGCGCCAGCAGAGAAAATTATATGGCGCAACTTGTGTGTGAACGCATGACAGGAAAACCAGCAGAGTCATTTAGCAACTCAGCAATGCAATGGGGAACTGATACCGAACCATTTGCTAGAGCCGCTTATGAGGCAAAGGTGGACGTTTTAGTATCTGAGGTAGGGTTTATTACCCATCCATTAATCAAAGATGCTGGTGCATCACCTGATGGGTTGGTTGGGGATTTTGGTTTAGTAGAGATTAAATGCCCCAACACCTCAACTCACATTCAAACTTTGCTTGATCAAAAAGTGCCTGAAAAGTACAACACACAAATGCAATGGCAAATGGCTTCCACCATGCGCCAATGGTGTGACTTTGTAAGTTTTGACCCACGCATGGCAGAGGGTTTGCAAATATTCATCAAAAGGGTTGAGTTTGACCCTATCTATGTTGCCCAACTAGAAAAAGAAGTCATCAACTTTTTGATGGATGTAGAAGACAAAATTCAAAAACTTAACAAACTGAAAGTGTGAAATGAAAAAATTTAAAAATATTGTTGTAATTACTGGCACATACAAAACCCGCGATGGGCAAGAAAAGAAACGCTACCAAACCATTGGCTCAGTCTTTTTGGATGACAATGAAAATTTAAAAATTAAGATTGATTCAATACCAATTGTGGACGGGGGTTGGGCTGGATGGGCAAATTGCTATGACTTGGAAGAAAAGACAAATACAGGGGCTAGAGATGACATACCTTTTTAGAGCAAGGGGGCTTGACCCTTTTACCAGCCACGCCGCTGCTGATCAATCAATTGACCTTGCAAAACAGCACTTTGAAAAGATTGTGGACTGCCTGCAACGATTTGGGCCAATGGGCAAGGATGGCATAGCTGAACTTGTGGGGCTTGATGGCAACCAAGTGGCTAGGCGCATGAAAGAACTTGAAAAGGATGGGCGGGTGGAACTTACAGGGCGCACCACAAAATCCAATTCAGGCAGGGCAGAAAGGGAATGGCGGTTTGTACCTATGCAGAGGGAATTAATATGATAGCCACAGTCCTTGCCTTGGCATTAGGCGCAATTATTGGGATTGGTACTTTGGTTCTTTTTGCTATGCTGTTGGCACACGTTCAAAGTGTGGACAATCCACTAGATTGGAGAAGTTCCCACCCCAGCGATTCTTCGGATGCAGAGTTTCCCAATAAGCCCCAAGAGGGGCAAGAACCGCCTTATCCCAAATAATTTGACCGCCCTTAAAAAAATTCAAGTCAATAGCACAGCGTTTTAGGTGAATGCTATTCATAGTCTTTGACCGACCTGATTTAAAGTAAATGGCTTGCTGTTCAGGAGTCCGCGCCAATTCTCCACCAGTAACCGTAAACCCTTGTTCTGTGGCGTATTGGATCAGTTTGCAGGCATCCAACAAGAATGCGGCTTGTTCGGTGTTTAGACTCATTTTTTCCTCATTTCTGCCAGCTTTTCAACCGTGCGACCACCAAAGTAAGCGCCCATGATTAACATCCCCCAGTTGCCTAACAAGGTTACATAAGATTCATTTGCGTTCAAACCGTAAGCACTCATCATGGCAAACAAGAAATAGCCTAAAAAGATGGCTATAAGGCTCATGGGGCGTATATTCTTGGACAGCCAAGAGTCACTGTTCATATCCGCTTGCCAACGGTCTGTGATGTTGTCAGCGTCATTTTGAGCAGCTTTTGCCAACAAGTCCAATTCAGCCAATTCCATTTTGGCTTTTTCTATTCCCAACTCCAACAAACGTTCTTCGTGTTCAAATTGAAGCTGGCGCAGTTTAGAAACATCTTCAGGTGTTGGTGCGTCAGCTATTTTCACGCCCAATGTGTTTTCAACTACTTCCTTGCCTTTGGCTTGGATGGCGCTAGACAGCAGACCTAGCCCGTTTTGGGCAAGTGTCCCTAATAGGGATGCGACTATGGGGATCATTTATCTTCCTTTTTAACTTGGTTAATCATGCGTTGAACTTGTTCCTGCTGTCGTTTTGTTTCTTGCTTTGCTTCCAAAATGTCAAGATACATCATTCCCATGATAGGTAAAAGAATCCCAAAAACAATGACCATGCTCAAAAATGCAATTATGAACCCCACTTCGCTATCCTCATTTGGCGCAGGGCTAGGAACAGGAGGTGGAGGTATATAGTAACTATCATTACTGCCCCGATTATTAGCGCCCTGTCTTGAAGCTGGTTTAGCATTTTTCGCCGTTGCCATAACGCTACCCTATCCTTTGCTTCTTGCGCTAATCTTTCCTTTTCTTGTTCAGCTTGCAACCTTTCAAACTCATCCTGAAACCTTGTCCAAACCGCACCTAAAGCTGGGTCAACACCGTAAATCAACAACTCTCTTAACTCAACGGCTTGGCGTTCCAACTCCATTTCTTGAAAGATGTTATCAAGGGCTTGGGCTTTTAGTGATTTACCCTTTGGTGGATTCTTTTTCTGCTCTGCGGCTGCGGTTTTGACTTGTTCATGGGAATCAAAAAATTTGCCGATGTAACCCGAAATTTCCATTGTGATGCTGGTGACATCTTTGGAAGCCGCCTTGCAATCTTTATAAAAAGATACGGCCTGCTTAATAGCGGCGATGGCGGCAAGGGCTGCGGTGAATGGATCAATTTTTGCCTACCCAGTGGCTTATATAGCCCACAGCAGACGATAACGCAGACACTAACGCCATACCCATCCAAAAGCCTCCGCGCCCCTGATTTGCAAGGGCAACTAGCTTTTCAATGGAAGATTCCAACTTGTCGATCTTGGTTTCCATTTGATCGAATCTGCGTTCATAGTCCTGAACCTTTTGCCAAAGTACACCATATTTCACAGGATCAATTTCCATGATCAGCTTTTCATTACATACGCCAAAGCGTAATAAGGTGGAAGATTTGCATTTGTGCCTGATGTTCCAGCGGATGTGTTTGTTGTGCTGGTAGCCACTGTAATGCCAGTTGTGGCTACTAGAGTTTGCCAACTTTGAAAAGATGTGCCACCGTTTACGTTAACGTCACCACCACCACTACCACCAGCGCCTTGGTAATAAAGTTGTTGCGTGTGGCGGTGACCGGGGTCTGTGACCGTTGAAGTTGAAGTTGCTGTGTGATTGTGCGTTACAACAATAGCATCTGTTGATCCACCAACTGAAGAAACAGAATAAGTTGATCCAGCACCAACAATAAAACGATCACGCAAATCAGGCGTACCATTTGATCCATCACACAAATACCACCCCGTTGGAACGCTACCAATAGAACCGTACCAAAGAGAAATCAAACCCGCTGGAATAGTAGTGCCAGCCGCCGCTTGAACGCCAATGATTCCATAAATATTGTCGTATGTTCCAATAGTTGTACTAGCGGATGTTTTGACAACAAACTTGTAATTAAATCCATAGGTTAGCCAAACTTCATTTGGGAAACGACCCGATGAATCCAACACAATAGGATTGGCATTGGCTGTTGTGCCGTTAATGTCTGTGTAGGTTGTTAATGCAGTGCTTGATCCAGCTTGGTAGGTGTAGACCAAACCACCACTCAAAGGAACTCCGTTGTTGTCAAAAAACTGTTGACCGTTGCCAATTGGCGAAAGATTGACTGCCATGATGCGTCCTTATTTGTTCAAATCGTTAAGTTTATTTTGCCCTGATTGTTGACCAAGCGCCTTTGCTTTTTCCATTTCTTTTTCCATTTTTTTCACGGCTTTGGCTTCTTCTTTGATGGCTTTTTTTGCTTGCATTCGTGTTCCTATTTCACGCCCAATAAATGCACCTGCACCTGCGCCAGCTTCTTCACCCAAATATGCCCCAACAGTACCACCTATAGTAGTGCCAGCAGCAGGCAAGCCTTTTTCAAGCAACCCAATACGCCTTGATTGTTGTCCAGCGCCTTCGTATTTCAACCCCGGTGTGAACTGACCCACATAATTCAAAGCATTAAATTTGCGAATTTCTTCAGGGGGAAATGTTTCTAAAATCTTTTCGCCAACAATAGAAGTTAATTTATTGTTTACAGCATTTGAATTCCATTCACCTACATTTGCAGCGCCTGCCTTGTACACTTCACGGGCTAATGCACCATCCATTTCAGCAACAGCAGCGGCGGCGGCTTGGCGCAATTCAGGCGGTACGGGCGGCAAGCCTTCTGGCGCACCTCTAACCCGACCATTAGCTAATTCGCTAAAAGTATCACGAATGTGTCGCCACTCATCTTTACGCAAATTATTTAATGATGACAAAAGTTTTTCGGGGGCAACTTTTGCAGTTACAGTGCCATTTTCTCCAACTTCGCCAAATAATCTTTTAAAACCATTTGACCCAAGAATGGTTTTTTCAACTTGATGGATTTTGTCGCCAAGTTTATATAACGCAGGATCAGCCACCGCTGCAATGTCTTTGTCAATTGCTTGGTTAATTTTGCGAATAGTGTTGGCTCTTTCGGGAGTCCATGTGCCCGGGGCGTTGTTGCTTTTCCGCACCGCATCGAAAGCCGCAACAGAACCAGCAGGCGCTATTTGTCCATTTGGTAATTCAAACCCCACGGTTTTGGCTAATTCAAGTTCTTTTTGTGCGCCTTTTAAAAATCCCAAAGTTCCATCTTTTTCGGCAGTTGCTAACTGTTGTGCATTGTTAAAAAATGAATCTGAATGGTTAGTGTTGATTCGGTTATTGCCCATATTTTTAAAAGCTGAATCGTAAATTTCTTTTTTAGATTGATTTAAATAGCCTGTCAAACTTGATGAACCCATATCTTCACGGTCTACACCATAAGCAACATCATTTAAAAAATTGCCACGTTGTTCATCATTTGTAAAAGTTTTTCTTGCCCCAGTTGCGTTTATGCGTTCTTGAGCATAGTTAGAAAATCCAACTTGTTCATTGGCAATTTGTTCTTTAAGTTTTAAGCCTAATGGTGATGGTTCAGCCATATTTGCCAAACCATGTTCATTACGCAACAAATTATCATTACCCGTCACAACTCCGGGGCGCGGTTTCAAATCAGGCAACACCTCTTGAAAAAGTTGTGACCTCAATTGTTGTTCTGATACTGGCACATTTTTAGGTATTTTTGTAAGTTTGACTTGCGGGAAAACTGCACCTACTCCATTACCCCTAGCTGTTTCTTCACCAGTTATTTTTCCAGCAAATGGATTTTGATCAACAGCCGCTGCGCCTACGCTGCCCGCTGGTGCTTGACGGGCTTCAAACTGTGCTTGCGCTTGGGCTTTACTTAATTCACCGGGGCGCACAATTTCCAATTCATTAGCCATTTCACGCAAAGGTTGTGTGGCGCTTTTTAAAACAGGCCCAACTTCTTTGACAACTTGAGGCAATGCAGTAGAACCAATAACCACCATATTTCTAATGGTTTCAGGAGGTAAAGTAAGGTTATATTTTGACTTTAGATTTTCAGATATTTGTTCAGGGGTCATTCCCATTACGTTAAACATTTTATTAATTTGTTCAGCAACAGGTTGCGTAACGCCACCAATTGGTTGCTGATATGTTTCTTTTCCTGTAATGCCTAAAGCTTTGCCAACTGGTTTATCAATAGCGCCAGCAACTTTTTGACCAATTACTTCTGCTGTTTTTGCGCCTTGTTGCAATTCGGTTGGTGTCTTTGCTGAAAATATTGGGCCTTCAGTTACAAATGGAGTAACCACGGCTTGCGTTGCCGCACCCACAGTAGCAGGCACAACACCATAAAGCGTATCTATACCACCAACTATACGTTCACCTAAATCCTGCCCAAGTGCTTTTTTGGCTTCAAAACCTTTTTGCAATACATTGCCAATGATTGAACGCACCTTGTTTACAGGTTCACGCCTTGGGACATAAGCGCCCATTGTTCCCTCTTGCGAACTTGCTGATTGTGATTGGCTTATTTGGTTGGGTTGATTGGGTTGGTTAGGTTGCGCGGCAGTAACAGGTTTGCCAGACAAGAACGCTTCTAGTGGATCACCTGATGCTTTGGTGGCTTGTGCAACTTGGTCAGGTTGCAAATCAGGACGAATGCCTGTCATTGAACTTTTTTGCGGTGCAATTGCACCCTTTGACGTTTGAGCAATCTCCTGCAACAAAGCAGCCGCATCAGCTTGGGCCATTTTGTTACCTTGTGCAGCCAATGCTTGTTTTTTCTTTAATTCATCTTCAAGAATTGCAATACGTTGCTGCTCGCGTTGTGCTTGTGCATCAGGTGCAATGCGATTGCTAGTAGGTTTTGGCGGGGTTGCTACTGCCGCACCACCGCCTAGAAATTTTTCAAGGTCATCCATTTAGAAATCCTCGGCAGAAAGTGGCTCAACTGGCAAACCAGTGGCTGCCATGCTTTTTAAATTTTTGTATTGCTTGAGAATGGTTTTGCGTTTTTTTTCTGATGGAAAAAGTTCTTTGAATTTACTTTGCAATTTATTTGGATCAGATTCGGTTTCCAAAATATTCATGGCTTCAAAGATTTTTGTATCTCTAGCGTTTGCATTCCACGCTTGTTGATACGCTTTCATGTTGTTGTCGCCATATTTTTGACCAAATTGCTGTGCGCCACTAGCTTGCATATCAAGGTTTCTTTGATCTGCTTGCACTCGGTTAGCAATTTTTACCAAAACATCAGGAGGAACTTTAATTGTTCCATTTGCAACCGCAGCCATGTCTAAACCAGCAACGGTGTTACCAACAGCGCCCATTGTTTTTGAATTGGTGATGTGCATTTGTGCTAAATCTTTTGCAAGCAAATCATACTGATCGCTTCCAATTGCCATGCGAATTTTTTGTTCAGCTTGTCCAGCTAAACCACCTTTTTCGAAATACAATTGATCGCCAATTTTTTTAGCTTGTTGAATTACTTCATCAACATTACGGCGACCTTGGGCTAAATTTGATTGGGCATTAACCAAGTTATTTCTATACTCAAAACCAGCAGTTTGGTCTTTTTCTTCAGTAGGCATAAGCGTATAGGGTTGATCTGATCGCCTTACTGGAAATGGCAATCGCACGTTTGGCGCAACTTCAGAACCCGCTGTTCCAGAAGTAGTTCCGCCTTGTGGGTTTTGACCTTGCAAGCCTTGTGGAATGCTAACGTCAACAGTTGGCTTTTCGCCAGCAATGCTTTTGGTTGTTGTTACTACTCGACCTTGTGCATCTAATGCGGTTTGTGGCGCAAATGCGGCTTGTTGTTGCTCTGGGGTCAATAAAGTTTGTGCGCCAGCTATTGCCTGTTTTGGCAAGTTAGGGCCAGACTGCATTTGGGTTTCCCAAATTGTTTTGTATGAATCAAGAAGCCTATGCAAATCAGGGTTGTCTGGATTTTCTTTTTTCATCAAATCCATTTCACCAATGTAAGCATTCTTATCTTGAACGCCCATTCTGCCTAAAATGTCAAACCGCTGACCAACCATTGTCCTCATATCTTTGGTCAAATTTTGTTTAGCACTAATGGCTGTTGTTTGGGCTTCTCCTAATGTGCTGTATTTGCTGATGTAATCCGCGCCAGTTAATGGCGCAATTTTTGGCACAGACGCATTAATTTTGTCTAAATCAATACGCCCATTTGTTTGAAAATTATTTGGATCAGCAAAAAACGTTTGCATATTTCGGCGTTCAATGTCTTTTTGTTCTTCAACGCTTAATGCAATTTGACCTGTGCGTGATGTTTGTCTTGCTTGTTGAATTAATTCAGGATTTCTTTCCTTTGCTAAATCAATATTTTGTTGCGCTGCTTGAACCGCCAAAGGGTTCATCTGTTGCGCTTGCTGGTAAGACTGAACGCCACCAGCAAGGTTTACCATATCAGCCAAAGACATTGGCTGTGGTGGTTTTGATTGTGATGCTACTGGTGTAAAATCTGCCATTTTTTGGACCTTACATTAATGTTCCGCCAAAATGAGTATTTGGATCACTCATTCCATACCCATCTGGGGCTTGTTTTTTAGGCGCTAACAACTGAGAAAGCATATAAGAACTTCCAGCGCCTGCTAAACCGCCACCTAAAGCATTATATTGCGCCACTTGACCACTACCCAAAGCAGTGCCTACATTAGAAATTGCATTTCCAATATTAGAACCAGCGGCTACAGATGCGTTTGTGGTTTGACCAAGGGATGTTTGACCTAACCCAGCAATTGATGCCAAGTTGTTGTAAATATTGCTTCGTTGCGTGTTAAAACGATTAAAGGCATTTCCATACTCTGTGCTTGCCATACCTTGGGCATAGTCATTTATACCAGTCAATGCGTTGCCACCAATTAAACCGCCTGCTCTATTAGCCATATTAGCGGTTGCCATATTTCCTTGTTGCAACCTAAAGTTGTAACTTGGGTCAATGCCAGCTTTAAAATCTTCAGGGCTAAATTGACGGGTTAAATAACCTGTGCCTGTACCTGTGCCAATATCTTCACCGTTTGGCCCATACATTCCATAAGTGCCACTGCCAAGCTGACCAATTTGGTTAAGGGCGTTATATCCTGCGCTTCTGTATGGTGCTTGTTGCGTGTTTGTAGTGTCAAACATCTGCCTCTGCAAATTAACAGATTGTTGCGCCGCATCAGCTTGTATTTGTGCGCCTTTTTGTGCGCCTCGGCTTGCTAAATAGCCACCAGCTATTGCCGCCCCACCAGTAATTAAAGATGCTGCTACAAAAGTCATTTCATTCCCCTTTTATTTCTAAAACTTTCAATTTATTGTTTGAGTCAAACAAAGAAAGTTCATCAGGCTCTATCAAATCTTTTTCTATTTCATCCAAGTCGGTTTTGTCGGTCTTGTGAAATGTGATACCAATTGCGTCAGTTACTGCCAGCGTGACCCGCTTTGTGCCGGGCTTACTTTCAATAATGTCACCCGCATTCAAGTGAACCATACCTTTTTCAGACCATGCGATTATTTCACCTTTGGCGCATAAAAAATAGTGGTCTTGCTTATGAACCTTACCAACAATCAACGTTCCTGCTGGGCGGCTTAACTTTCTAGCATACATACCAGCATGAAAATAATGCTCTGTCTGCATGGCATCTGATGCTAATTGCAAGTCAGCCTGTGGCATTTTTGACATTTCCATTTGCAGTCTTTCAATCTGCTCACGGGTAGGAATGCCATCAATGATTAAATCGTTCATTGGTTGTAATAGGGGACTTTGTAAGCCACCCCATTCACTGTGACATTTATGAACCCAACAGGATTAGCTGGCAAACTTGCTGATCCAGCAGTGGCAGTTGTTGCGCTGCTGAAATTAAGCAGATTAATGAAAAACTGTTGCCATGCCCTTGTTGGGCGTTTTGTTGTGCCATCTAAGAATTCAGATTGTGGATATGGTTGTGATTGTGGATTGGGTAGCGCCATTAATTTTCACCTCCTGATGCCTTGAGGTTAGCAGACACAATAACGCATTTCACAGGGTCGGTAACAACCACTTCAAAGACCCGATCCCTAGCCATACCTAAACGCCGCCAAATGGCACGGTTTAAGTATCTACCAATACGCCCAATGGAAGTCCAATATTCATTTGACCAAGTAGAGCCGCCATCATTTGACCAGCGCAACATGGCTTGAGGGTTTTCACCAGTGCCTGTTACCAACCCAACGCCGGGCTGGAACTGAATCTGCAATTCCTCAAAATACTGCCTCTGAAAGTCAGTAACCAAATGCGGCGCACGGCGTAACCGCTTAATATTTTGCCCATCATCTGTGTAAATGGTCTTGTCTAAATGGTAGATTTTTCCATTGGCATAGTCTCCAACCAAAACATACCCCTGAAAAACAGCCGCACAGTTGCCCCTGCAACGTTCATATTGACCTAGATTGTTGGTATACAACCATTTATGCCACATTCCTGACGCAACGTCATAGCACCAAGTTAACTGAATTGATGGAAAGCTGATTACATAAACTTCATGGCCTTCAAGCTGGTACGTCCATGCAATTGCATTATTTATTGTTTGCCCTGTTAAGCTGTTTTCTACCGCGTGGGTTGAAATACGTTGAGGAACATAGCCATTCATCTGAACGATTTGGGCAGTGCCACGGTTGTTTTTGGACAGATAAGCAAATGAATTGCCAAGACGGGCAACGCTGAAAGGGGCGGCAATGCCGTGCTGGGTAGATGTGCCGGGGATGCGTTGAAAAGGGAACGGACTTGTACCCTGATCTACCCAAACCTCGCTAGAAGTTTCACCCAACAAATAAATTTCACGGTGATCAACAATTAACGTCACCAAATCATCAGGTGCGCCATCTTTGCTTGCGAAACTTAATGCGGGTGAAATTGGCGATAAAACCGCAGAAGCGCCAAATTGCTGTGTGCCGGGGTTGTTGTAAACAAAAAAGTTATCAACAATATCCACGTTTGTGCCACCAGTAAACGCCCCATCAGTGCTAGGCAATACCGACCAATTCAACCCATAAAGCGTTCTTGATGCAATGGTTTGGGAGAAATTAACCGTGTAAGTTCCTGCGCCGCCAGTTCCTGTACCTAATGCAGTAATGATGGTGTTTGCTGTAACACCAGCACCTTGGATAGTCATACCAGCAGCCAAAGTTCCGCTGGTCACTGCCGTAACAGTTAATGTTGTGCCAGCTATTGAACCCGTAACTACAGCGCCAGCAGTTACTGAATTCATCTGTTCGCTAGCAATGTTTTGCGAAATGTTAATGGTATATGTACCCACCCCGCCTGACCCGCTACCCAAAGCAGTTATCACGGTTTCTTGACTAACCCCAACACCAAACAACACCTGACCAACCGCTATCGTACCATTTGTAATAACTGACACTGTAAGAGTTGTTCCAGTGGTTGTTCCAGTAAAAACTGCACTTGATGGGCTAGAAATACGCCATGTATAACGATATGTCCCATCAACAATGTAAACATTTACGCCATTGTCAGTAATGCCAACCCTGCCAGTTGTGGAGTTAAGTTGCCCAACCATTGTTGACACAAAACTGCTGTTTATTGCGTAAACATAAGGGCCGCAAACTGCCACCATTACATCACCGCCTGACAGGGTGACCATGCCGCGAACTTCTTGCTGGTTTTGGAACAACACTAAAGATGAAAGCCCCGGCGTGGGGTACAGCGCCACCACGCCACGATCGCCCGGTTGCTTTAGCGGATCAATCTCAGGAAACCAATTGATGCACTCTTGGGCATCTTGGTAAATGCTTGGCGCTTCGTAGGATGGGCCAACAAAGCCAAAATCAGCCATTATCTAAAGCCCCCATCCATGATAAAGCCAGCATCTTTTGCTTTACCAACCATCAACGCATCAGGATACCGCGCCACTTGAGGGGGTTGCATATTCATGCGTTTGATAGTCGCCTTGGCTTGTGCGGCATACGCATTGATCATTGTGATTTGGGTTGTGCTTGCCTTGCCATACATAGGCATCAAACGTTCAGCCAAACACCACCGCAAAGCCATGTTGTAGCCTTGGGGTAAGGTAATTGTGTCAGTTAATGTATTGAATTGCCTAAAAATGGTGTTTGTGAACAAATGCAATTCACCATTTGCAGGATTTGGAAAGACATACAGCGTACCCAATGTTTCGCTAGGTTGGTAGTAAACCATCTTTGCCCAAGGGCCGTTCAATTGCTTGATGCCAAGGGATTCATAAGATTGCAAGTCTAAAACCGCCACAGGATAGTCTAAATAGCCCCCTGCAACGCTTGAACCGCCTTGCATGGTAGCTACCCTTACAAACGCCGAATCAATTGACAAAGGGCGTTCATAGTAGGCTGAAATTGTGGTGCTGGCAACAGTTTGGGCTTGGCTAACAGTGTATGTGCCGCCCTCATTTACGTTACCGCCTGCACCTGTGCCAAAGCCCACAATGGTTGTTCCTGCTGTAACACCTGTGCCGCTAATGGTCATGCCAATAGTGATTGCGCCTGAAATTACGCCATCAACAGGAACGGTTAGGGTTGTCCCTGAAATTGATCCTGTAAAAGATGCACCTACTGACCCACTTGGGCCAAGTGTGTATTGCACAGTGTTTTGAACGGTTTGGAAGATGATTTCGGTCTTATAAAAGACCATCATGTTTTCATTTGACCATTGGGCGCACAAATCATTCAGCATATCTAATGCGTCTTGTGATGCGTCCGCTGTTGGGGATTCGCCAGCCTCCAAAGCCCCAATGTCTTTTAACGATCTGCTAATAATGTCGTATGGAGTTGTCATGGCATTTTCTTAAAATTTAACGCTAAAAATCTGATTTTTCCAAGGAACATCAGTGCTTACAGCGTTTTTTAGGTAGTCCAATTGTTCTTGTAATCGAGATTTTAGGGACTTTGGTTCATCTTGCATATACATTTCTGTAAGGCAAGCAATTATGGTGCTTTCCCTAATATCGGCATAAGGAACGGTAATTTTTCCTGCAAGGTCTGCATGGCCTTGGCTTTGCACTTCATGGGTTTCATCTTTGGCAGTAACCAAATAATGAACGCTAATCAATTCCTCACCAATAGAGGATGTTTGCAAAATCTTCCATTCAAATGAGGTCATTTTTAGGCCAATCTTGAGCAGTTACTACAGCAATCAAAGCAGGCACATCAGCAGCGCCAGCAATGGCAGTTACAAGCCTTGTGCATTCAGTAATCACTGCCGCCCTGTAAGTCACAGTAGCCAAAGGAATATCTACACTACGTTCCACTTTGCGAATCACCATCCAATCAGACTGTGCCAACAGTTTGCCAGCGGTGTCTTTTACTTGATTAGTCCACTGGTGCTTAAGTCCGTACTGTGTATATGGTGTACCGCCCTCTGGTGTGACAGTGATGTCATTCAGTTGTTTGGGGTTGTCTAAGCCCCAATAGAAACGGTCATCGTAATGAACGGTAGTGTCTACCACCTCTGTGATGCCAACAGCATTCTTTTCTTCAATAGAGGTTAGACGCAACCAGTTTGCAGGATAACTTGTGCCATTAATGGTAAATGGTGTGTCAAGTTGGAGTAGGTTGCCGTTAAGTAAAAACATGGGTTACCTCGCTAGAGAAAGTTTGAAAGGGTTTTCGGCAAATGCCATGTATATGTAAGTCTCAGCCGCATTGAAGTCACTATCAGTAACCCGCAATTTAAAACCGTTTGATAAAAAATCTACTGTTGATTGCGTAATTTCAGCCAAACTTAGATTTGGATAAAGGTCAAAATTTGCCACATTGGATGTGTTTCTTCCCGAATCCAAAATAGCCCAATTTCTTGGCCCTGATAATGATTTAAACATTACAAACCTTGGCCTAAATCCGCAATACACAAAAGGCCCATCTGTGCTTGCATTGCCTGTGTAGCTACCAAAGGCTGAATACCCTGCTACCGCTGAAAAAGCATAGGCAACATAGGTTCTCGTATTTGCATTTGTATCATTATCAGTTCCTACAGTTATAACTGTACTACTAGGAACTGTTCCGTTCCATAAAGATGTATTTCCTGTTCCTTTTGCGGCTGTTGAATTTAAATATAAATATTCTGAACCAAGTAATGTAGTTTGCCATGTTGCCCAATTTGTTGCCGCATTACTTCTACATTTAACAATAATCATGCTAGGCGCAACACCCAAGCCATGACCAACAGTAGCACCTGCTGTTCCATTGCCTGTATATGTCACCACACTAAAGCCTTGCGTAGCACCAGCACTTACAGTTGATGTGATAGAGCCGTTGGCGTTGGATACAGTAGAACCTGATGCTTTCCATTGCCAGCCCACATATGTTGTTCCACTTTCATTGACGTTGTAGCCGCTTGACGCAACGTCATTCAAAGAAAATCCATTGCTATTAAAAGCAGTTACACCATAAGGTGAAAAGTTTTGTTCTGCTAATGTGTCGTTCGGCGGAAGAGCCTTGTAAATACCTCGGACTGAATCAAATTCTCTATGGTATGTAGCCGCACTTCTAGCCTTAATCCAAACCCAATCAGGTTGCATTGATATGCCATTGACGGTGTTTGTAATTGTTTGTGTACTTCCATTACCAGTCCACAAACTTGCCGCCATGTAATTAGCACCATTGCTAATAGTTGGCGTTGGTAGGTTCTGCGTGTTTAGTGCAACAAAGCCTGATGGTGGTGTGTAGGTGAATGGTTGTTGACCGCAGTTTATTGTGACAACTTGATTTCCAGTAGATGTTCCATTTGCAAACGCTGGCATCCATGAGTATCCAGACGATATTGAAACAGTTCCTTGAGAAGTTCCATTTTTGTAAAAAGTAACTTGGTTGTTTGTTAAATCTAAAGCCACGCCAATTACATCGCCAGTTGCATAAGTTGCGTAAGTGGCTACGGTTGAGCCATTTACAAACACTTGACCGCCTACTGAATAGTATCCAAAACCACCAGTACCTGATGGGTCAGCATTAAACACATCTGAACGAACACCGCCAATTGTTAAGGCGCTGTTTCCAGAACGGCTTACATAAGTAGATTCCCAATAAAACTTACCTGTGCCACCTCCAGCTAATGTTCCTTGCATGATTGTGGTAACAGAAGCCGCATTTAATGTGCCTTTTAAATTTCCATCGCTTGCAGTTGAATTTAATGGAAGCAAAGGATTCAAAACGCAGTAATTACTACTCGTAGCCCCCACAGTAGGTGAGTCCACCATGCTGTCATACGTCACACCAGCAGTCACGCTGATGTTGTTGGGTGTCCAGTTGTTGCCGTTGCCTGAGTAGTCCTTGCCAATGGTTGTAGCCGTGTTATTACTGTTGTCGCTGAAGTTCAGATAAAAGCCGTTAGTGCCGTATGTGCCTGTGTACTTAATAGGTTGCCATACGCCTGTGACAGCGTTGGTAGAGCCAAAGGATGATGGTGTTAGGGCTTGACCGCTAATGAAGTTTATTTCGGTTAAATAACCGTCAAAATAACGACCAACAAAAGCATCTCTACCAATTGAATGAGGCTGAGTAGTGTTAATGTAGGTATCGTAATTCTGCGCTGGATATGTTGCTACGCCCAAAGCTGTTATTTGGCTTCCATTTACATATAATTTTGCGCGATTTGATGCCGTTGCTTGAGTTGTATCAACAGAAACAACAAAATGATACCAAGCAGAGGGGTCACGAAATACTTGAGTTGTATCAAGTTGCAACTGCATACTGCCAATATATGAATAAAATCGAAAAACATCTGTTGCTGGAAAACTAATTAAAGCTTCGTTAGTGCCTGTTCCATCAGATGCATTAAATAAAGTTTGAGCAGAACCTAAAGAACCTCGCTTTACCCATGCACTCCAAGTCCATATTTGACGATTACCAGCAACGCTTGGTGTTCTACCAAAATAAGCACTTGCACTTGCACGCAGACGCACACTGCGGCTAATTTGATAGCTACCGCTTGGGCGGGTAAAGAGTTCGTTTTTAGCGGCAAACATTATGCAAATGCCTGTGCGTATGTACCAAACCAACTTGTACCATTAGCCACAAAAGTCAGTATGTCAACGCCTGTGGTTGCTGTGGTGGTCAATGTTGGTGCTGTTCCAGCAGGCCACTTCACACTAGTGAATACGCCTGTGCGCGAACCTGTTGCATCTTGTGTGCAAATCAGGATGAAAGACTTGCCTGCCGTTGCTGTGGGCATAGTGAAAGTACAGTTACCCGTCATGGTCACAGTTTGCACCGTGCCGTTAGTCAAAGCCAATGTTTGCGTTGTGCCTGAGTTACCAATTGCAACAACAGATTCAACGTAGTTGGTAACTGTTGGGTTGTTGATCACAGGGCTTGTCAAGCCAGTAACACTCAAATAGCCAGTTGATGGAATAAATGAAAACTTGGTGGAAGCTGTTTTTGCTGGCAGATTACCTGTAGTGGTTGTTACCCATGTTGGATAAACCGCACTTGCCGTAGTTGTGTCGTCAGTAATTCCTATGTTTGTGGCATTTGTTGCGTTGGTTGCATTTGTTACAGCAGTTGTGCTAATAACAGAAACAACTTGCGCTGCGGTTGCCGCGGTAAATGCGCTAGTACCATTTCCATAAGCCAATCCGCTTAAAGTCGCCACGCCTGTGCCGCCATTGCCAACCACCAAAGTGCCAGCAACCGTAACCGCACCTTGTGTGGCTGTGGCTGGGGTTAACCCAGTTGTTCCAAACGTGATACTAGAAACCGCAGTGCTAGACAAAGCCGCCCAAGATGGCGCTGCGCTTGTGTTGCCAACTAAAACCTGACCTGTCGTTCCTGCGGCAGTTGCCACTGGTGCGCCAGCCGCGCCACCACCATAAACAACACCATATTGCGTTAAAGCCGCAGATGATGCCCATGTCGTTGCGCTAGAAAAGTAAGGAATACCTCCTGATGTTCCTGCCACTGTCAAAGCCAAAGTGCCTGATGAGGTAATAGGTGAACCACCAACAGAAACAATGCCGCCAGTAAATGTTTGGGCAACAGAAGTAACTGTTCCAGTTGTAGGCGTTGCCCATGATGGAATGCCAGCCGCCAAAGTTAACACTTGCCCATTAGAACCAGCCCCAAGCATTGCAGTAGCGCCAGCCGCGCTTTGGTAAGGCAATGAACCAGCCGCGCCACCCGCAAGATTAGTTGCAGTTGTTGCCAATGTAGCCGTAGCCGCATTGCCTGATGTGTTTTGGTTAAACGTAGGCCAAGTAAATGTTCCAGTGGAGAAATTACCCGATTGAGGTGTTCCCAAAATGGGAGTTACCAAGGTTGGGCTTGTGGCAAATACCAATGCCCCACTGCCTGTTTCATCTGTTACAGCCGCCGCTAAATTGGCGCTAGATGGCGTTGCAAGCCAAGTGGCTACCCCAGTACCCAAACCCGTAATTGACCCAACTGCGGGGGTTACGGTGGTGTTTCCAGCCAAAGTTAATTGGCCTTGGGCGTTGACTGTAAACGTCCCTACTTGGGTTGCTGAACCATAAGCAGCGGCGGTAACGCCAGTGTTTGTGATGCTGAACTGGGTGGCTGCTAAAGTTAAGCCAGTGCCTGCGGTGTAGGTGGAGGCAACAGAAAAGTTGTACCAATTGATGGCGGTTGTTCCAAGAGTGCCGCCGGGCTGTGCCGATGAATACCACGCCGAATCAGCCTGTGATCCTGAAATCACAAACACAATCGCGCCTACATACTCATCCCATGTATCCGCGCCAACGCTGCGAGTCCATGCGCCTGATGCCACCAAATAGATGCCGTTTTGTGATGCTGTGGATTGATTTTTTACCAAAACCGTGTTACCAGCCACCAAAGAAACCGTGTCAATGGTCTGCAATCCTGACAAACTAGTGATGTTTGCAGTTGATGCGGCATTAACTGGTTGTTTCCAACTCAATCCAGCGGCAAAATAGTCCACATATTGTTTGTTGACAAGGTCAGTAGCCGCAGAGGGCGCAGCCGCCACAGTGCCTGAAGTAAAAGCCGCTGTGGATGGGCTTGTTGCCCCAATTGTGGTGCTATTTATCGTGCTGTTTGTTATGTTCAAGCCTGATTGATTAGGCGAAATTGAAGCATAAAACGGCGTACCCGCAGGGCCAATCAGTGAAATTAGGTCAAATGTTGGGGCTGGTTGGAAAATGCCCTGTACAGGAACAATATTTGTCGTTGATGTAACGGCGGCTTCGTTGGACATTCCAACCCCCTTTTAACCCGCTTGTGCGGCTGTGATGTAAAGTGTATTTGTACCTGAACTGACTGCTCTAATGTAAAACGGCGCTTTAGGCGCTGCGATAATCAAAGGATAATTCATTGCGGCAGGCAATACATAAGAACCTTTGTTGCCAGTTGTGGCAATGCTAGGGGTAGGAACAGTGCTTGAATTAGCTAATTCCACCGCCGCCACACCAGTGCCAGTATTGAGCAAATGCACATAGTTGGTTTGATCGTTTGTGGTGGAGTCAATCAACAGCGCGGAACTTGCTGTGGACGTTAAATCTAAGGCGTATGTGCGACCTGATAGGCGCATAACTGAGACATTGACCATTTTCAGTCCTTCAAAAGTTTATGAATTATAGGCTTACAAATAGAAAAAGCCACCCCTTTTGAGGATGGCCTTTCTTAACTCATTCCCGATTAAAACTCGGAGAAATCGTATCCATACACAAAAATATCCACAGTGCCGCCAGCGACTGCTGTGCCAACCTTGACATACAGAGTTTGTGCTGTCAAGCGTGTTGCCTTAGTACCAGCAACCACGGTTGCGTTGGTGACATAGGTTGAACTTGTGTTGCTGGTCAATGATGCGTTAGTCACGATCTCAGTGCCTGTTCCTGCTGGCGCTGTCCAAATAGCCAATGCGCCGCCGCTAACGTCTACGTTTGCGTTGGTAATAGCTACATACTGGACGTTGTAGGAAGAAGTGTTAAACACTGGGAGGGTAACTGATGCGTCACCTGTTGCGCTAACTGGAACGTTGTTTGCGTAAGCCAAAAGACGAATTGCTTGATTGGACAATACGTTTTGTGGGTGAATTGTTTGTACTGATGCTGGTCCGGGGTTTGCCATGATATGTTTTCCTTTAAATAGAGGTTAATTAGGCTGCAACGCGGCAGGCAAGTTCAGGGTACAAAGGCGCCCAACCATACAACACATCAACGCGAGTCGGAATTGAATCGTTGTTGATTGTGTATTGGCGAACCACACGCATGGACAGACCCAATTCCTTATCGCTTGCGCGACCAGCAAAGTGAACGCCATCAGGCAATTCCAAATCAGCACAGGCTAAGGTGAAAGCATTTTTGTGCATCACGATATTCTGTGGAGAAACAGTGCCAGTGTTGTTGAATGGGGTCACAACAGCAGATGCGCTGGTGCTTGCCACGGTAACGTTTTGGAACTGACCAGCAGTAATCACGGCAGGGCTAACAGTCACAGAGGTTGTGCCTGAAGTTGACACGGTTACAGGTGCGGTCACCACAAAGTTACGCAAACGGTTGCTGCCGTAGGCTTGGCGGTTCTGTGGGTTGACTGCGTAAACGTTAGCAATCGTAATCACGTCACCTTGTTTCAAGGCAGCAGTAGCTGTAGCGGCGGTCAGTGCAATGGTAGAAGTAGATGCCCAGCCGCTGGTCAAGAAACCAGTTGCTGTAGTGGTAGCGCATGACAAAGTAGCGGTGCTGTAAGAACCGAATGTTTGTGCCACAACGTTTTGGTCCATTTTCCACGACATCCCCGCGGAATCTCGGCCCATCATGCCTTTGCTGTATTGAGCCGCAATTTTCTCTGAAGGAACAAATAAACCCTTCAAGCTGTCAACAATGGTTGCGCCAGTAAAAGGCTCAACGATACATGAACGGCGACCGTCACGGGGTGCGCCTTCGCTGTCAAGATACGCGCCTGCGGTCAGGTATGTGATCAAGCCAGTTGGGGGTGTACCAGCAGTACCAACAATGTTAGCAGTGGTGTTTTTAGCCATTGTCAAACCGTCAAAGTCAATCTTGTTGGCGATAGCGGCGACAGCGGGTTTCAATACACGGTCACTGAACATATCCAACGAAAGTGCTAAATCTTGGCTTGTAAACTGCGTATCCACGTGAAATTGGGTACTTAAGGTTACAGGCACTGATGTTTCGTTGAAATCTTCAACGTTCAAAGCAGGGCCAGTTGTGCCGATGAAGCGACCGGGTTTGCGGACGTTCAAAGTTGCACCGATCTTTGCGCCGGTAACGGCGAATTGATCGTCATAGTTGCGTTCGACTTCGCTTGAAAAAGTCAATTCGTTTTCCAAGACCATCAATGCTTCATTGGTGATCATTGAAATAGTCAATAAATTATTTGCCATGTTATTTCCTTAAAAGAATGGGTTTAGCGAATCTTTCCAGCCAATCTTGCTGCTCTCCAAGCCTGATACGAACCATGAAATTGCCCATCACTGGTTAGGTTCACATCACGCCCGTTAGCTGCTGATCGGATTGGATTGATCGGCGCGGGTGCTTTACTTCTTCCAACAACAGTCTTTGTTTGTGGGTCAGTCTTTTCGTACTGGCCTTCCAATTTCCCTATTGCTTTCAAGGCGGCGGTCAAGGTCATACCTTGCAGCTTGACAGCAAAGTCAGGATTTTCAGCAAGGTGATACAAGATGCGCGGGCCAACCTCAGATTCAAAGATTGCATCCCGCACTTCGTTACTAATAGTAACGTCTGTGGAACTAATCATGTCATCAAAGTCTGGCATTTCGGCTTTAGCTTCCCTTACCCTCTGACCCCAAGCGTCAATTAACTTGGCGTGTTCGGCGGCAACCTTAGCCTGCACTTCCTTTTGCTTTTCTTCCTGCAATCGCTGTTCAACACGATAGTCTGTTAACGCCTTGGCGTATTCATACATATCGCTAAACTGTTCGGGCTGTGGTTCTGTTTCGGCTACTGGTTCAGCTTTAGGCTGAATCTTGGCTTCCAAGTCCCTTACCTTTGCTTCCAAAGTTTCCCTAGCTTCGCGTTCCCTACGGGCTTCTTCCCGCGCTGATTCACGTTGCTTGGTTATCTCTGAAAACCGTCTTTCCAGCTTGGGATTTTGTTTTCGATCCTCTGTTGCTGTCGCTTCGTTCTCTACCTCTGTCGGCTCACTCTGCTCCTGCTCTACCTCTTGCGGCTCTGCCTCTTGGACAGCCTCGCTTGGGAGTGGATCAGCTAAACCCATTCGTTTGGCATTAAATTCAGCTAAATTTTCACTTGTCACCACATTGGCGGCAAGTCGTTCTGCTACTTCTGACATTGAGTTTCCTCAAAGAATTCACCCAGTTGACCCAACTGGTAAGGTTTTGTGGTTTTTACCACGAAATTATTGCACTGTCAATCATTGCATGGGTTGTTCAAATGTCTGCTGGGCAGGCGGTTGGATTGGTTGCTGTTCTTGCGGTTGCATTGATTGATTTGGTTGTGAGTTAATCAATGGATTAGCACCGCTAGAAATGTCCTCTGCGGCAACATTAGCGTATTGTTGTTGTTCCGCATTACGCTTGGCAATTTCCATTTCAAGTCTGCCAGTGTCCATGTGGTGCAACAGTAACTGCACAATGGCATCAATTTCAGTCTTGTTTTGGCTAGTGATGGCGCGGGTGTTTTGGTCATTAACCTTGACCTCTGCCATTGTTTCAGTGTTATGCGCCTTGGCAGTGACTTCCATAAGTTTGCGTTTGGTTGCGCCCTCTTCGCGGATTTGGGCAACCTGACCACGGTTGTTGATCTCCAACATGGCGGCTTGCAATTGTTGTTGCATATCCTGCACTTGCTTTTGTGCCTGCGCCAGCCTCATCTGCACTTCAGGCGGTATATCTGATTTCTCATCAATGTTAGCCATTGGGTTCATTGCAGCTAGGCGGTCTGCAATCACATCAGCGCCGGGGAAGTCCATGTTCCTAAACACCAAATCGCCTGCAACGTTAAACAATTCCGCATTACCTGTTAACAGCGGCATCATGGCTTCAACTGCCTGCTGGCGCTTGCTTTGGAAGCCCGGTCCTGTGTCCATCACCACATCATATTCACCCACCGTCACATCATTTAGCACCTCGCCAACCTCATTCTTTTGGTTGATTTCGGTCATGTCAGGTTGACCATCTGAACCAATGATCCGCATTACCCGTGCTGTGTCGTAAATCTTAGGGATCAAGTCCAACAGGATTTTGCCTGTATGCCTAATTGATCGGGTCATGTTGTCGTAAAAGTGGAAATTGCTCAAATCCACTTGGTTTTGCTGACCCTGCAAAGCCTTGCCTGATATGTTGCCACTTGGTAGCTGATTGGGGTCCATGATGCCAAGCACCATCTGCAAATCAGCAGAAATGGCGGCGGCGGCTTCCATGATGCCAGCGGGTGGTGGTTCAGGTTGTAGGCGGGTAGGCACTGGGGCTGGTACGCCCTCAATGTCTTTTTGTTTGTAACGCAGAACAGGGCTTGACTTGATGTTAGCCAACGCCCATTCGTTTTCGTGTCCCTCGTCTTGACCCTCTGCCAGCAGCCATTTAGCCTTTGGTGCAAGGGCAACCGATTCGGTCATGCTGGTGCGCCAAAAGTTATACATACGCTGTGGGTCTTTTGCAAACCGCACTAAGCCATATTTCTTGCGCTTATCGTCAACGATTACTTGTGCGCCATAGCAAGGCACAACAGGAATGTATTTGCCTGCCCAAGTCTTTTCTTCCAAGATTTCTATGGCGGTCATCTTGACCCACTTCACCGCCTTGCGGAACGATTCGCGTTCATCAACCACGGTTAGGCCAGCGGCTTCAACCCTTTCAAAGAACCTTTCTGAATCAGCAAATTGGCGTGTGCCATCACTTAACAGATACAGCTTGGCACGTTCGCGTTCAATGTAAAAGAACTCAGCAATCCGAATATCTTCCTTGGTGATCCAACTTGCCCTGTCATCCCCTGTTGATCGCTGGGTAAAGTTAGCACCGTCATCAGCGTCAGGGTAGTAATCCTTAAAAACTTTCTTGTCTAGCACTGTGGTGATCAGGCAACGTTCAGCGTCAGACCCATCAGGCAGGATTGAATTAGGGTCAAAGTACACAGTAAATGGGTTGTCAATCGTGTCAATGTAGATTTCTTGGTCAAATGAATCTTCGCTTGTGTAGCGGGTATTAATGCGCCAGTAGCCCCAACCCATCCGCACGGCGTAATCAAAAGCTGTGTCGTAGGCAGTGTCAGCGTTGGAGTTGACCTCAATGTGGCGGGTCATGCCCTCAATTACTTGGGCGATTTTGTAATCAGCCAAGTTATTTACAGGATGTACTTTAATGCGCGGGCGTTGCATCCGTTGCTGGTTGGTTACCTGTCGGATGTAGGAATCAATCTTATTGATGGTCAGGCATGGTCTAGCCTCAACGTTACGGCTGTTCTGTATCTCAACAGGCCATTGATCGCCAGCGGCAAACTTTATGTCTTGCAATGCCTCTGCGCGGTTAGTGGAGTCCGCATCATTGACCAACCGCCAAAACTCTATGGCTTTGTTGATTCTGTCATCTTTGCCTGCTGCGTCTTGATAAGCCATATTTGCCCCTTTGTGGGAATTATCCCATCCAACCGCCAGCCATTGCAACCTGTGCTTTTGGCTTGCGCTTGGGTGTGTCTTGAATCATCAGGGCAATATAGCGAAATGCGTCAGCCCCGTGCGAAAAGTGATCATGTAATGGGTTGCGGCTGAACTGCCCTGTGGCTTGGTCAACCTCATACCGATAATGGCGCAGGCAGTTTATGCCATCTGCGGCGTGTTCCCTGTCAAACCAACAACTTGGGAATATTGTCCTAGCGGCGTTGATTGAATCAAGGATTGGCACTCTTGGCAGGATTTGAGTCTTGTAGCCTGCCGCCCTAACAATGTCATTGATTGACCGCCCAGCCGCCGCCAATGTTTGATTCTCAGCGTCATGCGGTAGCCATATCGTGTCGTACACATAACCAAAGGTTTGCATAGTTGCCAAATAATGGGTCATGGTCTTTTGGCTATCCTCAATGTACCGAATAAGGCGGGTTTCCATGCCCACAAACTGCAAGAACCAAATGGAGGTGCTATCAGACCAACCAAGGTCAAAGATGGCGTGGACGGGCTTTGTAGCATCATAAGCAACACGGGTTAGCCTACCCTCTACTTCAGCCTGTTGTAGTTCCTTGGCAAAAATAGCGCCATCCACTGATTGGCGGCATAAACCCTCCCAAACTTGGTTATATGCTTCCATGTCGCGATTCTTAAGCGCATCCTTTTCTAGCTTAAGGGTTTCAGGAAACCAAGGGTTATCTGACCAATTAATTCTTATTTGTATGCAATCAGCAGGAGGGTTAACTACAAAACGTTGGTAAGTTTCATCTGTTTCCAATTCAGGATTAAATGAAATCCAAATCTCGCTGCCTTGTTTTCTTATAGTGGGAATTAAAATATTCCAGCTTAATCGGCTTGTTGTTTGTGCTTCTTCAACCCAGCAAATGTCTACACCCTCAAATGATTTTATGTTGGCAATGTTGTTTTTTAAGCCGGCAAATGCAAACTCTGTGCCATTTCTGCCTCTGATGCTGTTTTGGGTTATTTCATAAAAACCATGTAAACCAAGATTTTCAATTTGATCACAAAGTAATTTATGTACTGAATCTCTTATGCTGGTTTGGAATTCTCGCGCACAAAGTATTCGTAATGTTTGTTTAGCACCCTTGATCAACAACGCCCTAGCTATACCCCAAGACTTAGCGCCACCCCTGCCGCCGTAAGCTACTTTGTAGCGTGATGGCTGAAACAAGCCCTGTAGCTTGATTGGAAACTCAGCGTTGGCTATGGCGCTTGCTACTTCAGACAAATCATTTCCTTAAAGGTTGTTGGTGCTTGGACTCATCAATCCTAAACTCTCTCAACTGAGTTACACCAACACGGCTGGGGACTGTACTTCAGGCAATGTGCCTGCTTGGTCGCCACCACGTCTCGTGGCTCGCCAATCCCCATGCGTGTTGTTACTCAGGCTTCACAAATGTCACCTGAATACCTGATAACTCTTTGCCTTCAGCTCCAGTTAACTCATGTCGTTGGGTTTCTTTCCATCCCATTTGGCACTTTGACCACCAAATTTGTGCTGTTGTGTCACCAGCCATGGCTTTTTGAAAAATTCCCTTGCCAATCTGTGCATTTGCTTTTGCTTTGCCATTAAGAAGTTCAGAACCAAAGTATTTTCTTAAGGTGTCAATGTCAATACCATCACGCACCAAAGCGGCTATTTGCTCAAACGGCACACCATAACCTGACATTGCCTCAACTTGTCTACGCTCTACATCCGTAGCTTCAAACGGCTTTCTACCCGACCCTTCACGTGCGCCGCCATTCTGTTTAACTACATCTGCCTCTTTTTTAGGCGGTCGGGTGGAATTTTCAGTATTCATTTTGTTGTACAACCAAAAAAAAGGGTAATTTAATACCTAATTTGTTGAAAGAATTGTGATTGTGCCTTATTTTACTGTGTTTGTAATGCGTGACAATACTCTTGGCTTACGGTGTGACTCATCTAGTATTTTTGGCACTGCATATTTCCACATGACTTGATGATGTATGCGCCTATCAGTTGTCCCCACTTCTGAAATTTTGACACATGATGGTGCATACATTACCGTGTAAAAAGACTTTGTATATGTTCCAAGTTCAAGGTAAATTTCTGTTAATCCACCAGCATTTTGTTGCGTCACAACCTGTTGCAATCTAAGCTGTGGTGAAGTCATAAACAATATGCCCCTGCGACCCCACTCAACATACAAATTTACATCTTCATTAATTCTGCCCATAAATTGCACTGGGCGATCAACTCTAAACAAAAACGAATTCATTACTTTTCGGTAAATTTCATCTTTCCGCATCCTGCTTAGCAACGTGCAACCTTCACCACCAATAAAGTCGCCACCTTGTGCAAATGCAATAGAGTGAAAAGGTGTTGTTTCTAAAAAATCTACCATTACCGCAAGCACGTCATCCAGCTTGCCAATTTTGTTGTTTGAGGTTGTGTACTGCATTTCCTCATTGAGTGAATAGTCAAACCTTGTGTAATCGTCATCTAATTGCCAAAAATGTGTCAATCCAAGGTCGGCTGCAATTTCAAAATTAATGTTTCTTGCATACACTACACTGTTGCGCTTTTTAAAGTTATCTCCGCTATCAGTGGCATCAATTGCTTTTTGCTTATTAAATACTATTACCGAATCTGTGCCATACAAATTTTTATATTTAGCAATTTGCTTATCTTCGTCATCGCATAAAAGGTATATTTTTCCTGTGTATCCTTGTTGCCGTAAAGTTTTAAATGTATATACCGTATCGGCTCTGCCATGTGTCAAAATGAACACCGCAAAATTTCTTTTGCTCACTCTGCTTGACCTTTTTCACTAGTGTAAATTTCACTTATAGCTTGCGAAAGCTTTACATAACCACTGGCAATTGCTTTATCAAAGTCAACAATTACCAATGCACTGTCTTCCATTAGTTGTTGCAAGTCAGGTGGTGCGTGGGCATAAAATTCTGCAATTTGTTCAAAGTCGAAACGAATGTGCCTTGCCGCCGCCGCAAGCAAAAAATCTTTTATCTCTGAGTCAATGCTGTCATCTTGGTAAATTTTGGCTGTAAGTTCTTCGTATTTAACTTTATCGTAAAGCTCTACTATTGGTGGACAATCCCCAGTTGGCTCATAAACCGGTGCATCAATTTTTTTACTATATTTGCTATCGTCCTCATCATCTTCAGGTGAAAGTAATTCAGCAATTTCATCAGCTGCAAATCCAGTTAAATCAAGATCAAAACCTAAATCGCCAAGTTCACCAAGCTCTAATGCCAACATCTCATTGTCCCAACCAGCATTAAGCGCCAGTCTATTGTCAGCAATTATGTAAGCTTTTTTTTGTGTTTCTGTTAAATTTGCAAGTTCGATAGTAGGTATATTTTCATAACCTAACTTGCGTGCGGCTAATAAGCGACCATGACCAGCAATTATGCCGTTCTGTCCGTCCACCAGTATTGGGTTAGTCCAGCCAAATTCCTTAATGCTTGCCGCTATTTGTGCCACTTGCTCATCGCTGTGGGTGCGGCTGTTTTTTACATAAGGGATTAGTTCTGTGACTTTCTTTTGGGTAATTTTCACTTTTTAGGCTTTGCTTTTTTGTCTTTCTCAGCTTCACGCTTAACCGAATAGCCAATAGCGACAGCCTGCTTAACAGGCTTGCCAGCTTCTATTTCAGCCTTGATGTTCTGTTTTAGCGCCTTGGGAGTCATTGACTTGATCAACGGCATTTGATTTCTCCAATTCGTTTAACCAATATTGGCAGTCTTGGATCGCCCCGCTAATCATGTGGAGGTTTAATTCCATTTGTTTAGCTTGGGCGGTCAAAACCTCAATGCGGCTTTTTAGTAATTCAACGTTCACAGTTGTGCAACGTGAATAATGCCAAAATTGATTGTTAGGGCTTCAGACAATGAACCACCACTAGCATTAGAAATTACAACCGTAAAAGAACCAGCTGCTACAGCTGCAATGCTCAATAGATAAGTACCAGCAGTAGTTGCGCCTGATGCAAGAGCAATAACTGGAATATCTAATGCACTAACTGCGCTGTTTGTGACTATAAAAGCCACTTCTGCACCAGCCGCTAAAGCCGCATTGTTAGTAACAATTTGAC